CGCGTCGTCGACCACCAGGGGCGCACCCGTGATGATGTTGATCGCGTCCGGGTCGATGTTGCAGAAGTCGATCTGGAGGCCGAGCCACCGCAGTGCCGGGTCCGACTGGTCATCGACGCAGGTGTCGCCGTTGGCGTCTGTCTGCGTGATGTCCTCCTGATCCTGGTACTCCGGGGTGGTGACCACCTGGACGAATCCCTTGGTGACCAGCGTGGACGCGGGGCCCTCGACGGGCGTACCGCAGTCGTCCAGACGAGTGAGGCGCATCATGCGCCCACGGGACATCGAGCCGCACTGAGTGGGCATCAGGCACCTTCCTTGGGTACGCGCGGCTTACGGGGCCGCTTCGGGGCGTTGAGCGCGTCCGCGACGTAGGGGGCCACCAGGAACTCGGCGCCCCCCCGTGCGGTGAGAACGTGGCCCGGGTCGGTGGCCGCGTCGAGCAGCGCCCGCGCGGTCTCCTTCACCTGGCCCCTGGGCGGGATGACGGTGACCCAGTCGTCGCCGATCATGCGGGCACCGCCGGGGCGGTGGTCACAGCCGGAGCAGCGACGGGGATCTGGACAGCGAAGATGTCCGGGCAGTCCCATGTGGCCGCGTAGACGCGCTCGGCGAGTACATCCCACTGGTTCAGGGACCGGTCGAGCGTCTGGCGGGGGTCCGGCTGCGGAAGGATCTCCGTGCGCCAGATGGTGGTCTTGCCCGTCATGAATGCCCAGACGAACCCTGCCTCGGGCGCGACGTCGTCCGGTCCGGTGATCCCGTAACCGGGGCCGAACGACCAGGTGGACCCGATCGGGGTCTTGAGGACCGGGCCGTTGACGACCAGGTTCGAGTAGGCGGCAGCGGCGTATGCCGAGGTGTCCACATGGATGGTGCCCATGTAGCCGTAGACGTTGTAGAACGCCTCCTCCAGGGCTGCGACGGCAGCTCCGGCACCCGGGGCCGAGGGGACGACGATCGTCGCTCCTGAGGCTGTCAGGGTGGGCGTGACGGTCGTCAGGCCGCCCCCGTCCCACACCACGGACTCCACCACGGTCTGCTCGGCGGTCGTGAGCTGCTGACGGACAGCGGCCAGCATCTCCTCAGCGCTGCGCCCGACCGCGCCGCACCGCTTGCGTGCGATGACCCAGAAGGGATCGGCCTCCATCAGGTCGGAGCCCTCGGTGAAGGGCTTGACGGGGGACTCGGCGCACGTCTGGTCGTAGGTCTCGGCGCCACCGCAGTGGTCGGTCAGGAAGCTGAGACCGGACGCGATGACGTGGGTTTCCATCGGCAGGATGGCAGCGGCGGCGGTGAAGATGCCGTACCGCAGCAACCCGACCGGCGGGGTGGCGATGAGCTGATTGTTGGGGATGATCGTTGCCATGCGTCCACTCCTCTCGGGGGAAGGCGCCCGCCGCTATGGACGGAGCGGCGGGCGCCGGTCGGGAGGGTGTTACGGAGTGGGCTCGGGCTCGTCGGTGCAGTTGATCGACGCAGCACCGGTCATGCCGCCGACGCAGCCGGCCGCCGTGTAGAGGCGCAGCCCGGGGCACGGGTAGATGGGCGCGAAGCCCTCCTCCGCGAACAGGGCGGTGAACTCGTTGGTCGAGAGGCTGGCCGCGTCGTAGACGTTGGTCAGGGTGACCACGTCCTGACGGGCCACTGCGACCGAGCCGGCCGGGAAGGCGAGGAACTGGACCGAGGACGGCAGGGCCGTCATGTACGGGGCCGTGGCGTCGCCGCCCGGGAACCCTGCGGCCAGGGCGCCACCGGTGATGAGACCGTCCTGCCAGCCGCGCACGAACTGCGGGCGGACACCGCGGGTGGAGAACAGCGACGCGATGGTCGAGTCCTGCACGTTGAGCAGATCCACGCCTGTGCGGCGGGACAGGTCGGCGCGGATCTGCGGGATCACCCAGTACGGGAGAACGATCTCCAGGGTGGAGTTGAACGGCATGAGCTGCTGGTACACCAGGTCGGTGCGCGCGAGCTCAACGGCCGCGAGCAGCGCGGAGGTGAACGAGTCGCCGGGGCCGCCGACCGGGTCGGGGTCCGGGTTGGCGAACACGGTGGCCGCACCAGCGGTCGTGATCATGTTCGCGAGGATGATCCGGTTCATTTCCTGCTCGTGCGCGGCCAGCAGGCCGTCCGACCACAGGTTGACCAGCTCCGGGAAGCCAGCGGCCTGGAGGAAGCTGACGCGGATGCAGAGCGCCATGACGTCCAGGCGCCGGTCGGTGAAGGTGGGGCAGGGGATCTCGGAGCAGGTCTTGACCGTGTCGGCGATGACCTGGGCTTCGGTGAGGAAGTTCGAGCCACCTCCGACGGCCACGGCGTTGGCGTAGATCGCGGCAAACGACGGCTCGGCCGTGTAGTTCAGGCCGCCGCGCCGGGCGGTGACGGTCGGCAGGTCGAGGATGCCGGTCGTGCCGTCCCAGAGGCGGCACAGGTCGTACACGTTCTCGGACGGGGCGCACCAGCCGGCCGCGGCGGTGAGGCTCGCGCCCTGGTCGATGTTGAACTGCCACTGCTTGGCGAGCGAGCCGCCGTGCAGACGCGCCTCGGACCGGGCGTGGCGCAGGACGGCCATCTGCGTGTTGTTGTCGTCGCGCGGCTCAATGGTGAACTCGACGCCGCGGTCACGCTTGAACTGCGCGATGGCCTGACGTCCGCCACGGCCGCCGCCGCTGCGCCCGTACTGCTGGGCGGAGGCGATGAGCGCTTCGGAGACCTGGGTGAGGCCGTCGTACTTCTCGCCCGCTGCCTTGCCGACGAACCCGGCGGCGTCGGAGGAGACGAACGCGGTGACTGTGGTGCCCTCGGAGGCCTTGACGACCTGAGTCGGCATGACGGCCTGTGCGGGCATCTGAGCGACGCTCGGGACCACGGCGGCGGTGACGGCCGCAGGGGCGGTCGCAGGCTCCACAGCGGGCGCCTGCGGCTCGGACGGGGCAGCGGCGGCGGGCTGGAACGTGCGCTCCGGGAGACCGGTGAACTTGGCGCGGGTCTCGGCCAGTGCGGCGGAGGCGGTCTCGCGACCGGTGATGGCGTCGTCGATGGCAGCCACGCGGGTCGCCAGCTCGTTGAGCTCGGAGACCTCTTCGGCGCTGAGCTCTGCCTTGCCGGACAGCTCAAGGCCACGGGAGCGGGCCTCTGCGAACGCGGCGTGAAGCGCGGCATCGTCGAGACCGTCGACGCTGAACGCCTCGGGCTCGTTGGGGGTGATCTCTTCAGACATGACGGGAGCCTCCACAGGCGCGTCGGGACGGGGTGGTCACATCACCAACGGCCGGCTCTCAGCTCAGCACCGCAGGGGTACAGCTCTTCGGTTGTGCGGCGGGTCCGGCTCTCAGCTCAGCGACCCATCTGCGTACAGCATACGCGTAGCCTCCGGCGACTGGCCGGAGGCTACGGAGGGAGTGGAGGGGTCGCTACTTCTTCAGTCGGGAGTTCCATTCCTTGTTGGAGTCAACCCACATGCGAGCAGCTTGGGCAAGAGCGGTGGCGATCGGCATCGACAGACGAGACGTGATGGCGTGGAAATCCACCCACAGCTGGGCATCGGACTTGCGCCGGTACACGGACCAGGGGCCGTACGGGAGCTTGGGAGTCATACGACAAACTATATCGCACTACTTGAGTCGGAGGTAAGGAGGTAATGGAGGGACGGCTACACCCCCCCCGCAAGGAGAAGTAGTTCATAGAACTATGTCGTACTGTGACGCTCGTGTGTGGGAAAGGGGGCTGTGGGCCACCCTCCACTACCTCCTTCCCTCCAACTCGTGTCCTGGTTTGAGCGTGAGAAAGCCCGTACGAGAACTATGTCCGGTACGGGCTTTCGTTATCTCGCCGTGACTACACCTTGGTCTTAGCCACCGCCTTGACCGTCGCCCGCTTGCCCACCGCGTGCCGCGCGATGAACATCCGCGCCTCCGCCATGGTGGCGAACCGGGTCTCCTCCCCCTCGATCGTCACCAGGAAGTCGTTCGTAGCAGCCTTCCGGCCTCCGCAAGATCCACAAGCCACCGTGATCACTTCCCATTCGAGTTGAGCCACGCCCACTTGGCGCGAGCCTGTGCCGCCGTGTCAGCCACCGCCGAGGCCGCAAGCTCACCCGCGACCGGCCGGATGCCGAACGTGCCCACCAGGGAGCGCTGCGCCCCGTTGGAGAAGGACACCCGCGCCCTCGGCACCGGGAAGCCCGGCGTGTTGACCGAGCACACCGCGATCATCTCCAGCGCACCGCCGATGCTGCGCCAGTCTCCGCTCACGGGAGAGCTCATGAACTGCTCCCGCCTCACCGGGTCCGTACCGGGGAGCAGCCAGCCCGCCACCCAGATGCCGTGCTCATCCTCCCCCGCGACCACCCGGGCCACCGCGGCGCCCACGTCGTCGTAGTGCTCCATGGCGGCCCTGAAGCCCTTCGAGGCATCCGCGTGCCCGCCGCCCACCGTGAGCGTCCCCACGGGCAGCAGGGCCCCCTCCGCGGTGCGCTGCGTGCCCACGTGGAAGTAGCTGTAGCTGGTAGGGCTGGACGGTGCCGTCACGCACCCCGGCAGCCCTACGTGGCACTCACCCCACGGAGCGATGTGGCCGAACACCCGGCCCGTGTCCGTCACCGTGAGCGGCGTGACCCGGTCCACGTCCGGCGCGGTGAACCACTCGGCGGGCGGCAGCACCTCGGGAGCAGCGGATGCACTCATGGCGGTGCCCCACCGGTCCGCCCCTTCCTCCGGAACGGCGAGCTCCTCGTACACCGCGTCCGGGTCCGCCGGGGGCTCGGCCTGCTCGGGGTCCATGGTGATCGACACGTCGGAGAACGCCTCGATCGGGACCAGCGTCGCCCCGCCCACGCCGGCCCGGGTGATGACGATGCGGTCCTGGTCGTCCATGACGTACTCAACGTCGTCCGCGATGTCCACGGACGGGCCGACCACTTGGGAGTCGATCAGCTCGATGAGCCGGTCGCGGTCCGGGAAGAGGTTCAGCAGGCTGCCGCGCCCCGTCACCATCCCGTTCTCGATGGAGACAGACTCGATGGCACCCACGGTGTACGACCCGCCGTGCCCCTCCTCCGTCTTCTCCTGCCACATGAGCGGCATGGGGAGGTCGCGGAAGCTGACCCCCGCCGGGTCGATGATGCGTCCGTCGCCGGTCGGCACGCCGAGGCGGGCCAGCACAGCGGACCAGGTTCGTGCCATGGTCACTCCCCTCCGTCACGTGCGATACCCGCGTTTGCCCAGAACATAGCTTCCTCGATCTTGGTCAGCGCGATGGACAGCTCACGGCCCACCGGGGCCACCTGCGACACGGAGACCGCCATACGCCGCCCGGCCGCGCGCACCGCCTCCAGGCACGTGACTGCGTCCGCGTCCACGGCGTGCGCCTTGAAGCGGCGGTCCAGCTCTGCGTAGTCGATCGGGTCGGTCATGGTCACTCCTCCGTCGGGTTGAACTGTCGGTCGGTCCAGTCGATCTCATCACCGAGCACGATCGGGAGCATGGTGCACCGACACTGGATCACCTCATCCGCCGGGCCCGTCGGGTCGCCGGGGAACATGAGCCGCGCGCCGCCGACGATGAACGGCTCACTGAGGAGTGTCCGCTGCTGATCGGCCTCACGGTGCGTCGGCCGGGTGCGGCTGTCCTCGGTGGCCAGCCACATCTTGAAGGGCGCCGGGTCGCCCCGCTGCTCCGCGTCCAGCTGCGCCGAGCGGAAGACGCCAGCGTTGACCGCTCCCATCGTCTCGGTGCGTGCCACCACCCGTGCCCGGTTGGGCCAGCGGTCGGTTCCCGTGGCTGTGAGCAGGGCATTCAGGTTCGCCGTGACCTCGTCGATGCCGTCGCCCTCCCGGATCCCGCGCTCCACTTCGGCCACGATGTAACCGTAGATCTCGTCAGGGACCCTTACCAGCCGGTTACCCGCTGTGTTCAGATATGACGATACGTAACCATCAGTGACCGGATCGCCTGCCCCGGTCACCCGGCGGAAGGCGTTGCGCAGCGTCTGCGCCACCGTCGGCAGGATGCTCACGTCCACCTCCGAGGTCCAGAACGCCTGGAAGTCCGAGACCCTGCCGGGGTCGATGTCCTCACTCCCGGACAGCACAGCGGGGCGCACACGGTCCAGGAAGCGGGTCAGCGACCGGAACCACGCGCGCCCCGTCCGCTGCTCCCCCTCCGTGATCAGAGCCAGGGCGCGCAGCCTCGCGGGCAGGTGCGGGTCGGAGCCCGGCGGCGTGCTCACCGGACCGTCCGCAGCACTACAGCGAGAGCGTCACTGCGGTGCGGCAGCCCGTGCACCAGCAGCGCCCGCGAGTACTCCAGGAGCACGGTGCGGAAGGCCGCCCGGTCGAGCCCCCACGCATCGGCCACCCCGTCCGTGTTGCTGAACGAGCCGTGCAGCAGCCCGCCCGTGTCGGCAGCCGTGACCACCGTGTGCATCTCGTGACGGGGCGTGTCCTTGAACTGGCCCCGCGTCGCCGGGGTGAGCAGCCGTCCGCCCGCACGGTCGAGAGCCGCGAACACGATCAGCTCGGCCGCCGCTGTGAGCCCCGTGGTGTCCGCGTCCGGCTCGGTCTGTGCGGCGGGCAGCGCCCGGGTGCTTGTGCCCGGTGCGGCACCCCCGTCGTCCAGCTCGGGGTCGGCGTCGATGGCGGTCGAGGACACGCCAGCAGCCGCGGGCGCGATCTCGAAGCCGAACAGCTTCTGCGCAATGGTCGGGTCGGCGGCCAGCGTCGGCGCGCCCTTGACCGCCTCGGCCAGGCGCCTGAGCTCCAGCTCATCGTCGTCCGGGATGGCGTCGTCGGGGATGCCCGAGGCGGCGCGCCGTGCGTCGTCGGAGATGAGCTGGTTATCCCACAGCCAGTTCATGTCCTCGGTCGCGTCCGGCCGCTTGACGATCGCAGCCGTGTCCCAGTCGATGACGTACCGCTCGACGTCCGTGATGCCCATGGCGCGGAGAGCCGGCCGGAACCAGTGCTCGGTGAGAGCGTCCGCGATGCGCTGAAGCAGCGGCTCGATGTAGATCTTGTACGTGGACTCCTCGACCTGCCACGCCGACCAGTGGTTGGCCTCACTCTGCGTGCCCGCCGCGACGTCCTTGGGCATGTCGAGGGTGACGGCCAGCCGGCTCAGCGCGTTGTTGCGGAGGTCGACCACCTGATCGTCGAGCGCGGTGGAGAAGTCGATGTGAGACTTCGACGCGACGTCGATGTGTTCCGTCGGCATCTCGATGATGATCGGAGCCTGCGCTCCGGCGGTGCCCGGGTTGGAGAGGGCGGCCGTCATCGACTCCATGATGAACGTCGCCAGTGCCTGCGACTTCGGCATGCCGTCGGAGGCGGGGAAGTCCGCCTCCTGTGGCCACAGCCACACCCCGTTGGAGGCGAGGCGCGAGTCCAGCTTGGCCGCGATGTTCATCGAGGCCTTCTCGATCTCCCTCAGGATCGGGAGCGCGGGGCGCACCGCCGTGTCCGCCTTCGACTGGTCGTTCGGGTGCGGGGACCACACGCGGAACAGCCGGTCGTTGGCGCCGAGGTTCACCTGCCCCATGGTCATCGGGTCGGTGTAGGTCCACATGCCGCCCTTGACGCTGACCTTCTGCCCGGACAGAACGAGCCAGGTGTCAGGCATGACGACGCCCTGACGGTCCGGGGTGGGGCGCACGATGACGAACAGCTCCCCCGGGATCTGCCAGCACACCGCGATGGTCTGAAGCAGCTGGGCCCGCATCGAGGCACCGCCGAGGATCATCGCCGCGACCCGCTGCACCTGGTCGTTCTCGGTCGGCCCGGTGACAAGCTGGGTGTCCTGGTCGACCTCGGCGGCGAACGGCGTCGCCTGCGAACATGCGTTGGCGATGAAGGTCACCGGGGACCGGAGCTCACCGACCGCGTCGAAGAAGTACCACGCGTCCGTCTGCCACCCCTCGACGGTCTGCTGACGCCGCAGGTTGCCGACCGCCTTCACCTCAGGACCGACCAGCGGCATGGCCGCGGCGAGCACAGCCTTCGGCGGCGCGGTCTTCCCCTCGCTCTTGCGCCACGGAATCAGGGCCATCACTCACTCTCCTTCGATGCCAGGAACCCGGCAACGTAGCTGAACGCCAGTGCCGCTGTGACGGCCGTGTACGCGGCGGTGTGTCCCCATGCCCACCATGCTCCCGCGACCGCCGCACCGACGTACACGCTGCTGCACCAGTCGCATAGGAGCATGTACGCCAGCAGCGACTCACGGGGCAGGCGGCGGATGATCGAGTTGCGCGGCGCCTCGGTGATCCGGTCAGTGGTGACCAGCCGCGTGATGCGCGCGGTGGCCAGTGCGGAGAGAGCAAGGGTGATGACGTCCATGCGCACCATCATCGCGCACCGGGGGCCCGGCGGGAGGCGAGCATCAGAGCCGGACTCGCCATGGTCACCGGGCCGCGGTCGAACCGCTTCGTCAGGTGGGCCACAAGGTGCACGGCCGCGTCGACACGGTCCGGGGACTTCGGATCCTCTTCCGGCATCCATGTCGTGTACTGGTCTTCCAGTTCGGGGAACACGCCGACGTGGTGCACCCGCCCCTGTTCGTACTTCATCACCACCGGCTGTGCCCGCAGCTGCTTCCCCAGCGAGGCCCACACCTCCTGCAACGGAGCCGCCCCCATGCCGCCGCGCTCGGTCCACACCTTCGTGAGCACCTCCTTCACCCACCCCTTGCCGAAGTTGTCCTCGTACACGAGCACGTCGGCGTGGCTGGCGTCGAACAAATCCCATGCGCGCGAGGCGGCCTCGCGCGGGGTGAACTTCCCCGACGCGTCGTGCGTGAGGTACGCGTGGCCGTCCTGCCCCTGGCCGCCCGCGATGAGCCCGGTCTCGTCCCGGCGCCCGGTGCCCGCCGGGTCCATGGCCACGACCCGCAGCAACAGGTCCGGGCACACGTCCACGCGGCCCGCGTCGATGACCGCGCGGGACAGCAGCGCGCCCGGCAGATCGTCGAGGATCTCGGCGTCGAGTTCCTGCCGGCCGAGCGTGGTCCCCTCGTACCGGGCCACGACCGCGCGGCGGAAGGTGGGCGCCAGATTGGACAGGTTGTCGTACGTCGAGCCGCGCACGGTGTAGCACCGCGGGTCCTTCACCATCGCCTTGATGAGCGGCAGCGGCCGCGGCGTGGTGGTTGCCAGGATCTGTGGGTGGTCGCCGAGCCGGAGCCCCATGAGGATCATGTCCCAGGCGTACTGGAGCTTCCGCCACGCGGCCAGCTCATCGCCCCATGCGTAGTGGTGCTGCGGTCCACGGATGCGGTCCGGCTCATCGGCCGAGTACATCATCTGAATCGCGCCGTTGGGATAGGTGAGCTTCCGGTTAGACGGTTCGTACACGGGGCGGAAGGTGGCGGGAGCACAGGCGATCAGCCCGCTCTCCCCCTCCACCATGATGTCGCGCGTGTCGGCGGCCGTCGGGCCGACCAGTGCACCGCGCTCGTTGTCGCGCGCCATGCGCCACGACCACTCGGCGCCGGTGCGCGTCTTGCCGAAGCCACGGCCGGCCAGCGCGAGGAGCTGGTCATACTCCGTCTCCGGTCCGGGTAGCCGTTGGTTCGGCCGGGCGTGGGGGCCCGGCCGTCCCGGGTGTGGGGACCCGTCGCAGTTCTTCTTGGAGCACAGCCACGGCACGCGACCGCTCTCGCGCGCCTCCACCATCTGCTCAAGCGTCTGCGCCACCCGTGACAGGGACGCCGCGTCGAGACCGGCCAGCTGTGCCCGGCTGATCATTCCGCCTCAAGCTTCCGCAGGTGGTTGATGATCTGCTCCATGAGACCGTTCGGCTTGTCGGTCTCCTCGCGCAGCTGAAGAGCCTGCTGCTGCGACTTCAGCGCCACGGCCAGCGCCTGCGTCCACCTGATGGACGGATCCTGGCCCGGCTTCCACAGCGCCATGTTGCCGTCCAGGTGGACCAGCAGCCGCTGCGTGATGTCCATGTGGTAGCTGCGCACGGACGCCATCTGCTGCGCGTACCCGTCCACCTGTGCCTGCGTCACGTACGAGTCGTACGCGGCCACCCGCTCCTGCCAGTTCCACACCTTGGGCGACGACCAGTTGCCCAGCTGGGAGTCACTGGCCATGCCGAGTGCGATGCGCGTCTTGTCGAGAGACCGCTCACTGCCCTGAAGCATGTAGATCCGGAACGCCTGGTATGCCTTGGCGGTCTCTCCCGGGCGGATGGTCCAGATGTAGTCGGCGTCCTCGGCCATGGCTCCTCCTTACGCGTTCGGCATGGTGAGCACCACGCCACTCAGATACCCCAGTACGGCCAGCATCAGCGGGATGCCCAGACCGGTCACCGCCATGCGGCGCGCCCACGTGGTCCGCTCCTCGATGACCGCAGCTCTCTTCTCCAGTGTGCCGAACCGGAGCCCGTTCAGGTCCGCGTCGGCGCGCCGCTGATCCTGGGTCACCAGCATCTGTACCGTGCCTTCGAGCCGGCTGGTCGCCTGCCGCTGCTCATCCATCTGCCGCGACACGGTTCGTATCATCTCGTAGACCGTCGGCTGCGACGGGTCGGGCGCGGTGGTCATGCGTCCAGCTTGGCCGAGACGACCTTGACGAGGTTGGTAAGCGCGACCAGCTGGGTGCCCTGCTGAAGCACCAGGTTCTTGAGGAGCGCCACCTCATCCTCGACCACGTCCAGCTTGGCCTTCGTGTTGCGGAGGTAGGCGTACGCGTCGCTGCTCTCGTCGACTCCCTTGTAGTTCCAGACGTCGAACGGGTCCATGTCATCGTCTCCTGAGTCGGTGGGGCTGCCGCCAGCGGCGAGCAGGACGGCTGCGACCGGGAACGCTCCCGGGTCGCCGTGGTCGTTCTCCGGTACGTGCTGGTGCCCGCAGTGTCCCTTGAAGGATTCCCACTTCGCACCGCTCATGCGCACCGGGCTGTTGCCGCAGCTGGACGGGTAGGGGCGGAAGGTCAGGCCAGACGCCAGCGGCACGCCGTGGTTGTCGCGGGCCCAGCGAGCGAAGTCACCGAGCTGGTCGATCACCCACGTCGGGAGGTTCGGCGTGTACAGGTGCTCGTAGCCCTGGTTCTCCCACGCCTTGTGGGTGGCGGGGTCGCACGTGCCGACGATCTCCACCTGCGCCGCGTTGAGCGTGTTCGTCTCGACGCCGCCGCTCTTGTTCACGAGCGCGCGGGAGCTGGTGTCAAAGTCGAAGTGCTGGTACCAGCGCAGGCGCTTGGCCCCGAAGTCCGGCACGGCGGTGAAGTTCGGGGCCTGACTGCCCCCGTCGTACGACGGGAGGGACCGCCCCTCAGTGGTGTGCCAGACGACGACGTTCGACTCCATCGAGTTGCCGGGATACTTCGAGCCGTACCAGTACGTGAGGCTGGCACCCGGATATTTCTGCGGCCCTGTCTTGGTCATCACACACGCTCCGGCCAGTGCCACGTACCGCCGGTCTGAGAGCCCTCCGAATGGGGGCACCGCAGCTGGAAGAAGAGTCCCGTGGGGTTGATCACGGCGATGTCAACTTCCTGTGGCCCGTTCAGATCGGCCAGGGTCCCAGCCCCCTCTGACGGATAGACCCCGGAGATGATCGCGGCCCTGCACTGGCGGGTGAAC